ATCAGAATTTTCCCCCGAACGGAACAGTCCAGGCGGGTTGAGGGTGTCCCGGCCGGGAACGACGTCGCAGCGCGGATACGGGACGGAACACCAGAAGCTTCGCTCTGAGCTGATCCCGATTGTGCTCGCTGGCGGGGTCAGGTGTTCGCGGTGTCGGGAGCCGATCCGGCCGGGCGAGCGGTGGGATCTCGGCCATGCGGACCATGACCGGTCGGTGTACACGGGGCCGGAGCATGAGCGGTGTAACCGGTCGGCGCCCAAGGGACGGGTGTTGGTGTGGGAGCCGCCTGTTGACGATGACGTCGATGGTCTTGATCGGTCGGATGAGCGGTGGCAGGTGCCGTGGCTGAAGGGGTTGCTGCGGGTGCCGAGGGAGGCGACGTGGCCGCGGTTGATGACGGTCCCGCACCCTGACGCGGTCGGGTCTCTTGGCCGCGAGTTCGTGCGCTGGGTGGAGCGCCGAGAGGGGCAGCCGTTGTGGTGGTGGCAGAAGCTGGCGGCGGCGAGGCTGCTCGAGGTCGATTCGCAAGGTCGCCAGGCAGGTTGGGAAGTCATGGCTGCTCGCCGAGTTGCTGTTGTGGCGGATCCATCAGGGCGACGTGTTCGGGGAGCCGCAGGATGTGCTGCATACCGGCAAGGACGTGGCGGTCTGTAAGGAGGTTCAGCGGAAGGCGAGGATGTGGGCTCGCGGTCTGCCTGATCGGTACAAGGTGCGCGAGGTGAACGGGCAGGAGGCGATCGAGAACCTCGCCGACGGCTCCAGATGGATGTTGAAGGCGAAGGGCGCCCCGTACGGCTTCGCGATCTCGATGGCTGCTGTCGATGAGGCGTGGAACGTGAAGGAGTCGGATGTCGAGGACGGGATCGTGCCGACGATGGTGCAACGGGCGCAGTCGCAGTTGTTGCTGGTGTCGACGGCGCACCGGAAGGCTGAGGCGTTGATGCTCGAGCGGCGCCGGCAGGCGTTGGACGAGCTCGAGACCGGTGGCGGTGATCTGCTGATCGAGTGGAGTAGCCGGCGGGCCGGGTCGCTGGAGGACCGGGCGGCGTGGCGGCAGGCGTCGCCGCACTGGACGGCGCAGCGGGAACGGACGATGACCCGGAAGCTTGCCGGGTTGCGGTCGGGCCGGGTCGCTGACCCGGACGAGCCGGACCCGGAAGAGTCGTTTCGGGCGCAGTGGCTGAACCAGTGGCCGCCCAGGGGCGGTCTCGCCGACAACCTGCTGCCGGTCGGGTTGTGGGCTGATCTGACTGATGTGCTGGTCACCGATGGGCCTGTCTGGGTGGCGTTGGAAGACGACCACGGCCACGGTGCCGCGGTCGCGGCCGCCTGCCGTCTAGAGGATGGGAGGATCGAGGTCGACGGCTGGCTGACCCAGGACTGGGACGCCGCCGTCGCAGATGTCCAGCGGCTCGCCGAGTACCGGCATGTTCGGCGTCTGCTCGTCGGGGCGTCGCTGCTGGACCGGGTGCCCCCGGGAACCGTCCCTCAGCCGGAGCGGGCTGGTTCCCGGGAAACCCGCACCGCGTTGGCGGTGTTCCGTGACCTCTGCCAGAACCGGCAGATCATCCACGACCAGACCACCCCCGACCTCGACGCGGCCGTCGAGTCGTGCCGGATCCGCGAAACCGTCGAAGGGCTGCTGCTGCGCTCCGCCGGCGCGACGCACCTCGTGAAGGCGGCGGTGTGGGCAGTGCAGGCGGCGCATAAACCCGCCCCGGTTCCATCGATTCGCTAACGCCGACTTGCATTAGGCGTATGCTGCTAGGCGATGGCCCGGCTCTGGACCCGGGCGATCCGGCCGCCTGACCCGGAAATACCGAACGGGAACGACCCGGTGACTGCAGCACCCGGCACAGTCGGCCCCCCGAACGTCCATCCCGGCGACCCCGACGGCGTCGTCTTCGTCGACCCCGGCCCCGCCGGCCCAGGCCTCCCCACGATCCGCCCGTCGGCGTGGTCCGGGTGGCCCGCCGAGTGGCAGACGCCGAACTGGGGCGGACAGTTCGCGTCGTTGACCGACACGGCGTGGATGTGCATCGACCTCAACTCGAGCCTGCTGTCCACGATGCCGCCCTATCTCGTCGGCGCCGCCCCGTCTCTCAGCTCGGACTGGCTCAATAATCCGCAGCCGGAAACTTACGCCAGCTGGGAAGAGTTCATGAAGCAGCTCGCCTGGGATTACCAGCTCGGCGAAGCGTTCGTGCTCGCCACAGCCCGCTATTCGACGGGATTCCCGGCGCGATTTCACGTGGTGCCGCCATGGCTCGTGAACGTCGAGATCAACGAAGGCGTCCGCACCTACCGCATCGGCGACAGCGACGTCACCGACGACATGCTGCACATCCGCTACCAATCCAACGTCAGCGACGGCCACGGCCACGGCCCATTGGAGGCCGGACAGGGCCGCCTCGTCGCCGCACAGGTGCTCTCCCGCTACGCGACCACGTTGGCGGCGGGCGGCGGCATCCCCTCCAGCGTGCTCGAGCACCCGGACGAGCTCTCGGCGGAGCAGTCGGAGTTGTTGAAGGCGCAGTGGGTGCAGGCACGGATGTCGTCGATCGGCGAGCCCGCCGTCCTCTCCGGCGGCGTCAAATGGACCGCCACCCAACTCGACCCGGAAAAGATGGCTTTGCTGGATCTGTCGCAGTGGAACGAATCCCGGATCGCGCTCATGCTCGGCGTGCCGCCGTTCCTCGTCGGCCTCCCCTCCGGCGGCGACTCGATGACGTACTCGAACGTCACCAGCTTGTTCTCGTACCACTGGCGGGCCTACCTGCGGCCCAGGGCGCAAACGGTGATGTCGGCCCTGTCTGGGTGGCTGCTGCCCAGGGGAACCCGGATCGAGGTCAACCGTGACGCCTACATCGAGCCCGAACCGCTGCAACGCGCACAGACCGCCCAGATCCTGAACGGCATCGTCGACCCGGTCACCGGCCAGCAGGCGTTGACGGTCGCCGAGATCCGCGACACGGAACGGATCGACGACTCGACCCCCGAACCGCTATCGGCAGGAGTGCTGAAATGATCGACAGTCATCCCCCGATCGAATACCGCGGCAAAAACGAGGGTGTCCAGGTCACCGGGGTGTCGTTCCCGAAACGCACCATCGAATTGGTTGTGATGCCCTACGAAACCGAAACCGTCGTCCCCTACCGCAACCGCATGGTGAGGGAAACCGTCGCGCGCGGCGCCTTCGACGGCATCGAGAACCGCCCGTCCAAGGTCTGTGTGAACCGCGACCACGACACCACCCGGCTGTGCGGGAAAGCGGTCTCGTTCCGCCCCAGCCGCGACGAAGGCCTCGTCGCCGAAGTACGCATGTCACGCACCGATTTGGGCACCGAAACACTCGAGCTCGCCGCCGACGGCATCCTCGGCGCCTCCGCCGGGTTCTGGCCCTGGGTGTACGACGACGGCCGCCTCGGCGAAGAGTGGCCGCAACGCGACCTGCGGCGGCTCACGAAGATCTCGCTCGACCACATCGCCATGACACCAACACCGGCGTATGCGGACGCTGTCGTCTTGGACGTCCGCGAAGCAGGCACGGTGACGGTGGCGACGCCCAACCTCGACGTGGTGAAGGGGTGGCGTCTGGCCGACGAGGCCGGTAAGCTGTTCCCTGTTCGCTGAACTGCCGGATGTAGAGCCGCTGGGTCGGGCCATCCGAGGTGAGGGACGCGACGCTCGAGCGACACCGCTTTTGTCTGCTTGCGTCGAAAGGAGTCCCACCCGTGCGTCCCACAGACCAGATGCTCGCCCGGATCGGCGGCGAGATCGAAGAGAAGCAGGCGTTCATCGACCGGATCGTCGAGACCGCCGAGAACGAATCGCGTGACCTGACATCGCAGGAGATGGAGATGGTCACCCGGTCGCGTGACCGCCTGTCCGAGCTGAACCAGCAGGCCGGCCCGATGCAGGAAGCCGCTGCGATTGCGCTTCAGTCCAGGCAGCGGATCACCGAGATCGGGAAGCTCGTCGACAACCACACCGAACGGCCCTCCGGCAACGTCGAGTACCGGTCGGCCGGCGAGTGGACGGTCGACTACATCGCCGCCGTCACCGGCTCGATCAGCGCGAAGGAGCGGATCGAGATGTACACCCGGGCAGCCGCCCACCAGACGACGGCTGACAACCCGGGGTTGCTCCCGACAAAAATCGTCGGCGATCTGATCAACTTCGTCGACGAGTCCCGACCGCTGGTCGGGTTCT